AAAATCCATAAGTTTTCTTAAAATCGCCTTTTACAGTGCACCGAATCATTTGACAGTGTCCTCCTTTTATCCATGAGTATTGTATTTAGCTTTTCGTTGAGCATTAAGCATTGCTCTTTGCTGCAACATTTCTCGTCTTGGCATCTTTTGTTCTCCAGCTTCTTCAGCTGCCGCCACATCAATTAATGTCATTAAGCGATTCAAATGCCATTTTTGACATGGATCAAAAGGTATACCAAAATTACACATCCAAAAATATATTACTTCATTTGTAATAATCTTTCTGGAAGGTCGTTTATTTCTCCTATTAATAGTTGTTGCTGTCATTGGGTCAGCAATATAATCGGAGATTTTTTGTGCTGTTTCTTTGTCCATTGTTCTAAAAATTTTAGGATCAATGTTTTTTGTTAAGCACATGCAAGATATATAATCGATGCTCTGCTCTAGCGTCATAGGCTCTTTAATGAAATAACTTCTCTTCCATTTTGATTCCCATTTCGCAACACTGATTAAAGAGTGTTCCAGAGTCACCATTGTTTTTTCGATTGTTATAAATTTCCCGGATTCTTGGTCATACAGATCCCTTCCGGGAAAGGTAACTGTAAGAGGCATCTAAATTAAACCTCAAGCGGCTTCATAGCGATAATGTTATCAAGCCCTTCCTCTTTCATCATCTTTTCAGCTTCCTTCTTCTGTTCTTCGCTCATCTCGGGCATAACACCAGCAACGAAATCTTCGAGTGATTCCTCACCAGAAAGAAGCGCAAAGACAAGTGCATCATATGCCGCAGACTGCTTAAAGCGCTGAGCATATTTTCTGCCATTATCATCTTCCTTAAGGAAAAGAGTAGGCTCATCTTTAGGCCGAACACCATATGCCATCTCAATAATCTTTCTTACAAAATCCACAGCAGGTTTCTGTCGAATCTGGCCATCAGGAGTCTTATTTTCCAAAAGCTTTTTTAGATAGCCAATAAGTCCACCATCATCTTCATACTGAAGGTTAAGATCCAAACACTCGGTCTTCGTGAGATTAAAATAAGCATCAATGGTATTTACACTGCCATTATAATCTTCAAATTTAATAGTCTTTTTAAGCATTTTGCTTTCCTCCTCATGTTTTTAAAAAAAAATAAAAGAGCGCCAGCCTAACTGAATACGCTCTTTTATAAGTTTATGCGAAATTACGCGCTACGCTCCTGGCCATGCTCAAGAATGTAAAGAACGTCATCAGGAGTAGGCAGATGAGCAACAATAGCAGCAGCAGGAGCAACATAATCGTCATCACCAACGTTGCCATGGCCCTCAGTCGCATCAGCGCCCCAAAGAACATTCTCAAGAGCCGTCAACTTAGCCTTAAGCTCAGTAGTAGTAAACTTGGTAGAGTCAATCTCCATATGGGCAGTGGGCTTATGACCAGTAACATTGACAGGTGTAGTATCAAGCTCCCAACTGAAGGTAACTGCTTCAGGAGAGTCATTAATAGTCTGATAGCTCTTCTCAGAAGGCGAAGCAGTAGCATTCCAGACCAGATGAATCTTATAGCCATGGTCATCATACTCAGTGTCATTACCGATAGTAGTAACCCAGCTAAAGCCAAATGGCTTACGAGGTTGCTGGCCAATAGTGACTCCAGCCATTAAAGTAGCAGAGCCATCGCATTCAGCGAACTCATCCGGGAAAATATATGCCTCAATGGTACCCTTATAGTTCTCAACAGACCGAATAGACAGATACTTAATGTCGTCTGCCCACAGATCAGTGGGCTCAGCGCCATCAGGAGACTCAGTAACGGCAGTCAGACCATTCCAAGCTACACCCTGGGGATAAGCACCATCAACCTGCTTATATAAGACGCCTTTCTTAGTGCCAGTTTCATAAAGTCTTTCGCCAATAGCATCCCAAATAAGTTTAGCCATAGGTATTTCCTCCTATTAATAAATAATGGTGAAGGGAAAATGATAAAGATTATCTGACATATAAAATTTTCCAGGACTACACCGTTCAAAGTAATTCTGAATTGCCCATGGTACAGGTGTTTCAGGATCTTTACTTATTACAGTAACATCAAATACTGGATGATTAATATATGTCTTATTATTGGCTTTGCTATCATTCATCCCGGATAATTTATAGAGAACACAATCATACTTCAGTCGAATCCCTTCAGTTGGTCCAAAGTAAGTGTGATGATATCCGAGACAACCTTCTTGAATCTCTCTTAATTCCTGATCAAATTTATCTCTTCGATTAGGGATTATCTGGTGTTGGTCCATTATAAACACCTCCAAAAGAGATTCGAATACGTGGATATGCTACAGAAACAGTTTTAACTTCCCAAAGCGTTCCCATAAATTCTACGTATTTAATGGAAGAGAAATGATTTAAGGCATAAGGATCAGCTGTAATTGAAATGTCATTGTTTAAAGTAAAATCATCGATAGGACGCTCAGCATTCTGCGATGAAGCATAGTTTTTTAAAAGTTCACCAGAATAAAACCGCTCCTCCAGTTCTGGTTTAAAGCGGCTTGGTCGAGTCTCTGATTCATTTTCATCTTTTAAAAAACCTACTTTTCCATAGAACCTTGCCATTTCGTCACTTCCCTTCCATTTTGATTTTTAATTACGGATTGCTAGGCTCAGCGTTATTGGATACAACTTCCTCTTCAATAACGATGAAGGAGTAGAGCTTGGTAGTAGCACCGCAGCCACGAGTCTCAAGCAGGCTCTTCTGCTGGTTAAAGTCAATGTCGAACTGAGTACGATGAATAATCTCGCCACCCTTTACAGAACCAAAGGTATAGTCCTTCATATTACCAACAATAGCCAGCAGCTTGTAGGTCTTACCATTAACTACACGAGTCTTGTTCTGGAACTCGGGAACAGCATGAACTGCATTAACATCCAGAGCAGTCATAAGCTCATTCTTCGTACCATACATACGACGGCCATTCAGGTCACGAGCAAGCTGCATCTTATTCCAGAACCGCTGATCGCAGTACATGGTCATCGCACCACTACCGCGATAATCGATCTTTGCATCGAGCAGAAGTTCCTCAACAGCCTCAGCATAGCGATAGCTGTCACCAAAGTTAGCAGGAGTATTAGTACCATTGGCAGCAGCATCCAGCTTCAGAACTTTATGAATGGTATAGACATCGTTATCAGTCCAAATCGGACGAATCTTGTCTTCTTTGATCTTATCAGCATGAGCAACGTCGCGACCATCGCCAATCAGAATTGCACGAGCAAGCTCAGTGTTCATCTGCATACGATCGATCTTATACTGGAAGTCAACATAGGAGAAATCAGTAATATCCTCGATATCATCCTGGTTCAGAGTGCTACGAACATAAATAGTCTGAGCACTGGTCTCACGCTTTACGGCCTCATAAGCACCAACGAGTGCCTTCTGTTTACCTTTAACGTAGCCCTTAGCTCTAAGATCCTCCACACCACGAATGTCAACGTAGTCGGTTCTAATCCTGTTATACGGAATCTTACTAATACCATTCAGAACAGAACCAACCCATCCCTGGTCATCGGTAACAAGTTCCGGGGCACCAGGGCGCATTCTATGAAACTCGGGGAACAGATTATCGATATGCGCAGGATTGCCATTATCCTCATAAGCAGGAAAACCACTTACGGGAGCCAGATCATCATGAGACAGATAATCAGCATGCTCCTCAGCATAAGCAGTAAGAGCATCGCTCAGTTTGCCATATTTCTTAGCGGTCTCAAGAATATCAGCCTGATCGCTATGAGAAATATAGTTGGTGGGGGCAGCAGACATACCGCTGTCAAAAGCATTGAAGTTCATATCATCTTCTCCTTCATCAAAATCAGAATGTTCAACATCATCATCGTCATCAAGGCCTTCAGTTGCAGCCTGACTTACAAGATAAGAAACGACTTTAAGCTGATTGTCATCCATAGTATCAAGAACGTCCTGAACAGTCATATCTTCGTCGTCATCATCAGTATCGGCATGAGAAAGAGCAGGTTCAGAAGCTCTTCCTACAAGATAAGAGACTGCGTCAAGCTGCTCGTCGGACATTCCATTGAGAATTTCCTGAATGTCATCCATATGAGACAAGCTCCTTGTAGTAGTATTTTCCTCATCAGCGAACACATAAGGTTCGTCGTCATCGGAATTCAAGTCTTCAAACTCTTCATTAAACGCATCGTGCTTAATGATGCGG